CCAGCCGTTTTCCTGACGCTGATACGGCAGAAAAGTATGCCCGTCAGCCTAAAATGATTGCCAATAAAGTGTATTCGGGCAGGATGGGAAACACCGAAGATGGTGACGGTGCTAAGTTTATTGGGCGTGGATTGATCCAATTGACTGGCAAAGACAACTATAAAGCCTTTGGAGATGCGATTGGCGAGGACTTGGTAGCTAACCCACAGCTTGTAGAAGAACCCCGCTATGCGGCTCTTTCTGCTGGGTGGTTTTGGAATAAGCGTGGCTTAAATGCCCTAGCAGACGCTATGGATGTTACAACCCTGACCGTAAGAATCAATGGCGGCAAGATTGGCATTGATGACCGTATCGCTAAGATCAATAAAGCCTTAGACATACTGGCTTAATCGGCAGTTAATTCTTTTAACTCAAACAAGCAATCCCGTTCAGGGAACACCGCAATATAAAGCCTAGCAAGGTAAGGCGATACATTGTTGCTAATCTTAAATGGCTTGGGGTTCATTGGACTTCTGTTTTGCGCTTCAGAGATAGCTGATTCATGCCGTAAATACGCACATAAATCCCTTGCTGAATGGTGTCTGCGCCCTGATCCCCAAACCCGATTTGCTTCATGGAAAAATGCCACAATAATGTGCCAATTTTTAGGCATCCATTCGTCAAAACCAAGCCTGTAGTTATCAGGCTGGCTATTGACTATATCAATCAGGCGTTGTTTTTTATCTTCTGCAAGCATATCAATCCAATGTGCAGATGATAGATACAAAAACCGTTGCGACCAGCGTACAACAATAAATTAGGTCGGCAATGCGCTGTCGTTTAGCCTGTTTATTGTCACCAATAAGCCAACCCTGAATAGCAAGCATATCGTCATCTTGCTCAACATAGTATGGCTTTTGGTAATACTTGCCAATTTCTACTTTGCCTGTGTTGTATGGTGTATTCATTAGTAACTGTAAATCTTAAAGCGTGGATGACAAGTTATTTCTACAGGTACATCAGAAGTAACACCATTAATCTTGCGTTTGGCTGAGATCACAACTGGGCGTGTACCAGCAGATTCACATTCATTAATGCCTAGAATAACTTGCTGACGGGTCATATGGTAAGCCTGTTTATCGGTTTCTAGGCCCACATTAGGCGGTGTAAACGAAGTACAGGCGGCAAAAAACAATGGGGTTAATAACAGTAATTTTTTCATTTTTAACTTTCAGGTGTGTATTCGGATTGAACTTGGTCGTTGAACTTAGCCCAGCCTAGGCTATGGATCATTTCAAGTACGCTGGTTTCGGTATCGGCTATGCAAACATCCTCAATATCGACACCGCCAATATGGCCTACATCGGGTTCGTCTTTATCAATGCTGCCGTACACATCAAGGTAGGTATCACCGCAGTACAAAGACATTACATAGTTTTTGTTTTTCATATCTACCCCCTTAATTTTTACAAAAGACGATACAGGCTGGATTTTCCCATTCAAAAAAGCCACCATTCTTTTTGGCAAATTCTTCCAAGATTGGGTTGATGTAAGCATACCCACCCCTAAATTCACCGTAGTAATCACAGGCGTTATCACCGTTTTCACCGCTAATAAACAACTTGTCATCCCTAATAAAGCTATATGGCTTTTCCAGTACTTCTACGAAATCCGACCCGATAAACCTAAAGTTTGGCAAAACAGGTAGTTTTTCTTGTAATTTTTGCAAGTTCATTTCATACCTTTCTTAATGGCTAAAATCTGATTTTCTAGTTTGTAGATTGCTTTTTTAACTCTTTCAATCTGCACAGGGTTTTTGCTGAATTTCAAAACAAACTGCTGACCAGCTAAACTTTTTTCTAATATTTTGATGTCCATATAACCCCCTTATGCCGTTAATTTGCCAACACAGCCTTGACCGTACCCGTCATCGCCCATGCTGTAAACGGTAGAAGCGGTTTTGCTAGACTTTGTTTCACAGAAGCTAACTTCTGACGCTTCTACAGCTACTTGTGATGCAAAATACCTGTTGCTTTGCAAATAAACCTGTTCGCAGCCTTTTACGATAGCACCGCTATACACGGTATCAACTACCTGAAAGTCACCCTCTACGGCATATTTAAAGGCTACATCGTTTGCAACGGTAGTTAAAAAGTCAACGCTGTAATTTCTTCTAACAAAGATAAAATCAGCACCAAATCTAACTTCTTCACCATTTAGGTTTGCATAGCAAGAACCCTTATAGTCAATCATGCCGTCAAAATAAGCACCTTTGAAGTTAGAGATAACGCTCTCTACTTGTGCTTCAGTAGGGCCGTCTTTGTATTTGATGTTGATGCTTGCACCGCCAGCATAACTATCGCTTATGACGCTGAACTTTACGCCAGCAAATGATTCTTTGAGTGCTGCTCTAACCAATTTTGCTGTGTCAACTACGCTGATATATTTCATTTAAATCTCCTTTTCTATCTCACTCCCCAATGGAGTAACTCCAGTTTAATTAAGTTGCCTTAACATTGCAAGCACTTTTTTACAAAAAAACAACAAAAAGTAAAAAAATATTTGGGCAGTATTTAGCAGTTGCTACCCGTATGGCAGAAAGCCGCAAAATTCCATACTTACTGCATCCTACTATGGCGGCTTAACGCCCTAATGAGGTGGGCGGTAGTCCCGTGAAGGAGCATAGATTTTGTCTACCCCACCGCCCATACCCCATTATATTCCGTTCTTGATCTGATAAACCCGTAGTAAATGCTCAAAGCACTCCCAGCCCTTTTGTAGCCGATCCTGCTCAATTTCTATTAGCTTTACCTGATTGGTCGTGCCGTTAACAAACACAATAGCGCATCTAGCAGTTGGAACGCCAAGGCCCTCACGGTAAGCCGCCAGTTGCATCTCATGTTCAAAGTAAACATCAACTTTAGTAAGGTCGGTTTCTTTAGTTTTAAAGTCGACAATAAAGCCGCTACCCTCACCGTTGACTGGTTTAGCCATTAGATCGCATTTGCCACCAAACCCTAATGGATGCCCAAACGACTTTTCAGGCAGCCATAGCTGGTTTCCAAACGCATCTTTTAGGGCTACATCAATGATAGGCAAGTACGCTGGCTTTTCAGGCATATAAACCTGATCGAAATAGGCTTCAATAACCGCATGGATAGCCGTACCCCGTTCCGCAGCTTCACGGCCTGTAGCCTTACTATCCTGCATTACCCTAGCCAACCAGTCAGCTTCAGGTTCGTCAGGCTGCCTAGGCAGGGTTAAAGCGGCTAATAAGACTTGTTGCTGTTTCCATGTATCAAGCCCTGCTTTCGATAACATTCCGTTAATTGTTGTAACACTTGGCAAAAGTCCGAGTTTCCGTGCGTCACGAAGCGTGGTCGCTCTTTCCCCAGTCTTGCCAACGGTTGTATAGGCTGGAGTGCCGTCTTTGGTGTACCAATGACCATTTTCCGTTACCTTTTCTTTAATTAACATATTGTCCTCAGAACGGAATATCGTTCAAGTTGTCATCTTCAATCTTAGGTGCAGCAGCTTCACGCTGTTTCTGACCCCGCCATTCACTACTTTCTGCAATCTTTTCCTTGTAATACTTAGGCAGCGCATCGTATTTAGACTGGTCAAACTCAGCCAGCCAAAAATGGTTTGTAGGGTTAATTCCCTCAGGCTGGGCGTTACGCAATGCGCTAGGTACAGGGCTAATACCGCTAATGTTGGCGTATTTGCCATCTTCACTATGCGTAATGTTGACCATGCAAAACTTACCTAACAGGTTTTTTAGGTCAAAGTTCTTGCGATCTTCCGCAGTCATCTTTTTGTTTGACCAGCTTTCAAGGTCTTGACGCAACCGTGCCTGATCGCCAAGGCTAACCGTATAGCGTTTAGATACGATCAATGGCTTGCCATCATCGGTCTTTAGTGGCAGCCCTGCATCATCGTCACCGTGCAACTCCCAAGTAAATACGACCTTGTGCATTATTTTCGTTTCGCCAGCCCATTCGGTAGCTTGATGACCTAGATCAATAATGGAGTAAAGTCGTGCCATATGTAAGCCAGCAGGCGCAATCTTAAAATCTTTTTGCGTATCAGTAATAATCATTTTTTGCTCCAAATTGTTGGGAATGTATTTAAAGGGTTGCCAAAGCAGTTGCCAAAGTCGTTGACAACATCACGAATGACGGGGTTTACATGGTTGTTGCGTTTAGGTGCGACATATCCGCAGCAATGGCGTAATAGGTCGATTTGACGCTCGGTAAGAAATACACCTTCTTCCAAGTCTTTGAATACTTCATCCAGTTCAAACTGCATCTGAACTTGATCTGCTAACTGCTGGTCGTAATCACTCATTTTTAATCTTTCTCACCCGCCTGGGTAGTTATCACGGCACATACCGTACATCAATATTAAGATACCTTAAACACATAGTCAAGCGTTTATTTGCAAAAGTGTTGTAAATAAGTTAAGATACCTTACATGAACGCAACAGCAATTATCAAATTATTGGGTGGATGTACCCGTGTGTCCAAGATGGTCGGGGTATCTGTTGCCGCTGTATCTATGTGGCAAAACAGCAACATTCCACAGGATAAATTGATGCTTTTGGCTGCTACGCTAGAAAAAGAAAGTCACGGCTTATTTACCCGTAAAACACTATTTCCTCAAGATTGGCAAAAGATTTGGCCTGAGTTGGAATAATTTGTTATATAATTACATTGTCAGGTCTGGAAAACTCGACAATGTAGCGTACAAGGCTCTATTCACATGGGCTGGATTGACTACCTAGTTTTACTACTTTGTCATCTTTCCAGACCCCAGCCCAGTTGAATAGAGCTTTTTTCATTTGTGCTGGCGAAACGAACGGGATACCGAGTGTCGCAAAATGCCAGCGAAATGGGCTAGATGGGGTAGAGGTCTGTTGGAGAATGAACAGAAGCGAGGGTCGACACCTGCGATACCCCCAAGTAATCGGTACAAGCCGACTTGGACAGCCTTGCAACGGCATACATCACTTGTATAAATACCACATCGGTGGTTGGTCGTTCTATGGAGAAATGAAATGCTTGAAAACCTAGATTTGCAAGAAACCCCATTACCTACAAGCCTAGATCGGTGGAATAACCACAATCTGCTTGAAACCTACAACTACACAACACGCCACGATTTAAAGGCTTTTATTGCAAGTGAATTTTGGTGGCGCACTGAGATGTTGGAATTAAGAGACACTAGGGTTAGTCCTAAATAAATAAAGGTTGCATTAGTTAAGATAACTTAATAAAGTAGAGGTACTCAATAACGAGTGAGAAAGAAAAGGAGAAGCAAAATGGAATACATCACAAAAGACGGTTGGACAATTACACAAGCCATGTACAACGAAATCAAAGAAATTTGCCCTGATTTATCGTTTGAAGAAATCTTGCGCTTAGTTGATTTGTTCAAGCACCCCAACTTTAAAATTACCAAATAACTAACCAGCCCCTACGGGGGCTACCTTTAAAGGTGAGATAGACATGAAAGATTTATTAGGTGCTTGCATACTTGGTGCAATTCTTGGCGCAATGATCGCCTTCTCAATATGATTGAAACCATAATGATCGTCTTTGCCATTGGGGTATTTGCTATATTTGCCACCCTGATGGTATTTGCAGCCATACTTTATTTTTGGGTAAATCATGACTAAAAACCAAATCATTGCCGAAAAAGATGGTTCATTGACCGTTAATGTAAATGCTGGCGAAGTTGCAGTTACGCTTAAAGACATAACAGACGATGAAATTAGAAATATTTGGTCAAAAATTGTGTGTTCGGTTCATATGACAAAAGCAGAATTAGAATTCGCTAGAGCAATACTAAAAAAGGCTAGAGAATGAACTTTGCTGACTTTTATGCCATTTATCCCCGCAAAATGGGCCGTAAAGACGCTGAACGGGCTTGGAACAGGCTAACCCCTATCCAGCAAGCAGAGTGCCTAGAAGCTATGCCTAATTACCTTAAATATTGGAAAGTAAAGGAAACGGCTAAAGATTTTATTCCGTACCCAGCCACCTTTTTAAACCAAGAACGCTGGACAGACGAGATCGACATTGAACCAATTGTCAGCAAAAAGCCTGAACTTCCGTTTTACGCTACTGAAGAACTTACCCTTAAAAAAGCCCAAGAAGTAGGCATTACGCCATATGCAGGTGAGGGCTGGCAACAGTTACGGGCAAGGATAAGCCAAAAAATTAAGCAAATTGAGGAACAAACTTGATTAGATTGGCTACACTTTTGGATGTACCTTACATTGTTTCTTT